GGAACGACCTATTTTGTGTGGCAGGGGTTTATATTTATGGATACCTTACAAGTACCATTCACAACGGGCAGAAACTTTATAGACATCATTTGTGTTGATGGATTGGCTATACTTAAAAGCACTCCCTACCCCTTTACAAGCGCAAACATAAACGAGGGAGAATCAATACTTCGTGTGCTAAAAAATTGCTTCGATTCGATTCAGTTCCCTGAAACTTACTTCATCAATTCGTGTGTAAATTATTATGCACAATTCCAAACTACAACCGATTCGCACATAAGGAATAGTTTTATTCTGCCAAACGTATGGATGAATAATGACTATTCATTTAAGAGTTGCTATGAAGTACTTGAAACCGTTGCAACGGCATACGGAGCGCAAATATTCCAATCGGGCGGTGAATGGTGGATGGCTTCCGTTAATGAAAGGGCAGGTGATACATTGAGGGTATTCCGTACAGATAGTTCTATTGCATCCGATACCTTGTTATCGGTAAACATTAACCGGACATACAAGCCGTGGCAGAATGATACCGTTACACCATTCTACTTCATCAACAATGACCAAAATAAGACAATCTCAAAGGGGTTTCAGTCAATTATATTAACGGGAGATATTGAGTTTTCGGGCAATACCGTAATGAATGGCAATATGTCAATCATTACAAGTGGGGTGCCTGACTTCTTTACCCGTACAATCGGGTCGGGTGGTAGTTTCATAATGAATAGCAATAGCGGTATATCCGGTGCTACATTAATAGCAGGAACGGGTAATACTGACCTGCAGGCGAATTCATGTGGGGATGTTGGGTCAGGTGATATTTTGGAAGTAGGGTATCAGATTAAAGCAGTCGTAACAGGCAAGATGCTAGTTGAGATTAAATTTGATACAGGTTCTACAGTTTACTATTTCAAAAAGACAACAACGGGTACTGAATGGAGTACAACGGCAGGTTTCTATGAGGATGACATCAACAGTACAAGCATGGAAACCAAGACCATTACAACGCTTCCATGTCCGGCTAATGGCTTTCTTACCATTAAATTCAGGGTTTCAAATGGTGGTATCAATGAAGCATTTATAGCCAACATCAAAAAGACTGCAAGACCTTCGCTGACTGAAAAAAGGGTAGTAAATAACAATACTTCCTCCAATCAGTACAAAAAGGAAATGAGTACTAAAATAGGGTTACCATTTCCGAAAAATAGCACTACACAAGTTCAATCAATTGTCAATGCTAATTTAGGCGGTGCGCCATTGGAAAACTTCCAACGGTTTGGCGGTACTGCAACCTATACAACATTAGGTAACCTTCTTTATTCGCAGATATTTAACATACTTTCTTTGCCACAAGTGAACATGGCTTTTAATTCTTACAATGTGTTTAATCAGGCAGGGAATTACATCATAGGGTTGGTACATAATTTCGGGGTAGAGGATCCGTCAAGTTTGGTGAATGTAAACTCTGCAAGGTTTGTAATGAGTACTTGCACCATTGATTACATTAACAATACTTTGTCAGGTACTGCCATGCAGGTATCAAATACGGTGCTGACTTACACGGAAGTAGATACACCAACTGCAACACCAACTGCAACCTGTAAGCAGTACACTAACTTAACAGGTTCTAACTGGACTGGTTCGTACATCCGGTGTGATGGAATTGCGTTTGGTCCCGTAACTTTGCTGCCGGGAGCATCTGTATGTGCGAGGATATACACTCCGATAACTATTAGCGGATCAAATTTAACAATGGGAATAGATTGCGTATGACACCAGTAACCGGACAAAAATTAAACCTTTACAGGTACAATTCAATCGCAATGACAGACAATCTCATTGCTTGTGCAAGGACTTGCACTTTTTCGGTAGAGGTGGATGCGATGGAAACTACCAATATCAGTAGTGCCTGGTTCAGAGAATCCCGGCCCGATGTCGCATCATGGTCAATACAAGCAGATGGACTTGTTGTATTGGATGATTATTCATACCTATTTATGCTCAATAGCCAACTGAACAGAGAGTTGGTATCATTGAAATTCGTTATAGACAATGGCACGGCAGGTGGCTTGGTGATAGTATCGGGTTTGGCATGGCTGCAATCTTTTACCATTACAGGGGCAAATAAGGATATTGCAACGTATCAGGTATCTTATCAGGGTACAGGGGTGTATAGTTTAGCAGGAACCACCGTAACGCCAACGGGGATAGTTATACAAGGTACAACTACACAGGTGCTGCAATATACTGCCGGGGGTGGGGAAACTTCGATAGCTATACCGGGTGGGGCAGGTAAGACAATGATATACGGCTCACGGGGTGGTACATCGTTTGAAACGATAAAGTATAACACGGGTTCGCCTGATACGGGTGCATTATGGATAGTTAGTAGTGGTACGCTGACCGTTGATAGTAATGTTCCTTTTGTTCAAAATGAGAAAATATTAATTTTAGTTCAATAATATGAGAAAGTTTTTAACAATCTGTGCAATACTTTTATCCCTATCCGCTTCCGCACAATGGCAGTTGACGGGTAGTAGGGTACGTTATGTGAATGGTATCGGTATTCCTACCCGTGATACTTCCGCAATGACTCCTGCTGATAGTTCGCAGATACTGATTCGCCCTGCTGATAGTTCGCTTTATGTGAGGTATAAGAGGGCATGGCAGAAAGTAGGGGCAGGTGGAGGTGGTATTAGTGGTAGTGGTACAATCAACAGAGTGCCGAAATGGACTTCATCTACTGCTTTGGGTAATTCATCAATAGTGGATTCTGCATCTGCGGTGGCTATGACAATTAATCAGGCAGGAATTATAGGAGTAAATACAACATCCCCCGGAGGTGGCTATAACTTAACATTGAATGGTAACTCTACCACTTTAACAGGAGGTATTGAATTTAGGCAAAGTGGTACTGCTACATTTTTTATCGGTAATCCGGCAGTTACAAATACAACTGATTTTGAACTTTGGAATCCAAGAAATGGTTATTTACGGTTTGGTACTAATAATGCAGAACGTATGCGCATCACCTCTGGCGGCAACGTAGGCATAGATTACACTGCCCCTGCTGCAAGATTAGCCGTTAATGGTACTGCATTAATCAACACCAATACAGATAATGGAGTAGATAGGTTGCAGGTGAGTGGGAGTGCATTAGCATCTACTTTGAAAGTTAATACTTCAGGGCAAACAACAACTATATCTAATTATTATGCAGGTGGTACAGGCAGAAATATTTGGATTGGTGGGGGTGGCACAAGTAGTAATTCATCTGCTTGGGGTAATGTTTCATTAGGTGATAATGCATTGTTGTCAACAACATCAGGTTTTTTCAATACTGCTATTGGTGCGAGTGCCTTGCAATTACATACTACCGGAGATAGAAATATGGCTATTGGATTTGAAGCATTGTATGCTACAACATCCGGAACACGAAATGTTGGAATAGGTGTTAATGCTTTAGGAACAAACAGCACAGGTTCTAATAATATGGCTATTGGTACGGCTGCATTATTGCTTTCAACAGCAGGAGATAATTGTGCAATAGGTTCAGATGCTTTGCGAGAAATAACTACAGGTGCAAATAACGTAGCAATAGGCACTGACGCAGGTAGAAGGATAAGCGGAGGTGGTAATAACCAAACATCAGGCACATCAATTTATATAGGGCAAGATACCCGTTCATCCGCCAACGGCAACACCAACGAAATAGTAATAGGTCATAATGCAATAGGACAAGGAAGCAACACTGTAACACTCGGAAACTCATCTATCACAAAGAAATTCCTTCGTGGTAATACAATGGTGAACACCACTACCGATAACGGAGTGGATGAGTTACAAGTTAACGGCTCAATACAAGGTACAGGATTCAATCAAGCATATACTGCAAGAACTACAACATACACCGCAGCAAATACTGATTATTTCATTGACTGCACATCAGGTAGTTTCACCGTTAACCTATTCACGGCAGTAGGTAATACGGGCAGGATATTGATTATAAAGAATAGCGGGACGGGTACAATAACCGTTGACCCTAACGGCTCACAAACCATTGATGGCGCAACAACTCAATCACTTGCAACACAATGGTCAAGAGTACACATTATATCCGATGGCGCAAACTGGAAAATAATATCTAACTAATAAACAATATACTATGCTTACCGCAATCGCAACCGCAATCACATTATCAGTAACCGCACCCGTACAAGCAGACAGTATTCCTGCTGCCATACAGGTCAAACCTGTAGAGTTTAACAAACTGACAAAGGATACTATCACACAAATCACATGGGTAGTGTTTGGACTTAGCAGAGATACAACGAAAGGTTGTAATTCTTATGTTGAAGCGTATGACAGAAAGGGCAAGAAGGTTACAGAAGGCAATGTTCCTATCCCTGCACACATAGTGCAGCAGTGGGGAACAGATAACACACTCATAGATGATTTTATTCTCAACTTTTACAAACTGATAAAGCGTTAGCAATGGAACACCAAACAAATGATGCAGGAATAAATGGACTGCTTGTAACTTTAACTTTTTGGGTATTTAGTCATTTGACTGCATCGGATGTGGCAACGTATTGCACTATACTATCGGCACTTGTAACAATATTCGTAAATGTAAATAAGTACAGAAATGGGAAAGACAAATCTTAGTCTTACAAACGTAAACAAGCCGGCACCTAAATGGTACCGCAAATCAAAGAGGGTTATCGGGTTATTATCCGGGCCAACGGTCATGGCAGTATTTCAAGTATTTAACCTGACAGACAAACAAATGGCGAATGTAGGAATTATTATCGCATTTTTGCCGACATTATTGGAGGTATTCTCCGCATTATTAGCTAATGGTGAACACTATGCAATCGTACCAGATGAGCAAGAACCCAAAGTTTAACTGGTTCCCGTTTGTTTTTATTGCAATAGTAGTACTATTAGTACTGCTATCCTGCAATTCAGTAAACAAATCAAGGGGAAAAACAGAAACACTGACAATATACGAATACGATACATTAAGAGTATCGGTAGTAGATACTACCCGTACACTTCAAGAATGGATTGACATTCAGACAAAGACGGTAGAGTTATTCGACACAACCTATACAACCGTTCCTATCCTTCGCAAGCGGATAATCTATGAGAATGTAAAGGCATCCAGTAAAGAGGTGGCAATGGGTGTAAGTAGAGATAGCGTTAAGGCAACGGGTACTATAATAGGTTTCAGTCAATCAGACTATCGGAATAAGGAAACCAAACGATTGCCGTTTTGGTTAGCGTTATCCATTGTGGCAGTTATATCATTTGTAATCTATAAGCTATGGCGAGAAAAATAATCTTATCAGCCGGGCATGGTGGAGCGGATCCAGGTGCTTCCGGCAACGGCTACATTGAACGTGATTTAGCCATTGAATTACGGGATATGATTGTGGCCGAACTGCAAAAAGAGGGCATTGTACCGCTTACAGATAGCAATACCAATGCTCTTGCTCAAACCCTTGCATGGCTGCGTGGGAAGTTCAGCAAACGTGATATTTTAGTTGACATCCATTGGAATGCATCTGCAAACGCTGAAGCAAAGGGGAGTGAAATTATTGTACCAGATAATGCAAGTCAATTTGAGATGGAGTTAGCGAAATCCCTTTTGAAGGTGTTTACTTCCGTTGGGTTTCGGGATAGGGGAATCCGACCTGAAAAGCTAACCGCCCGTAGGTCATTAGCTTGGATGAAAGCGGATGCGGAAACGGTATTAGTTGAAAAAGGATTTATTACCAACCTTATGGACATTAAGCTATATAATGCAAATAAGTGGGGTATTGCAAGGGGATTTGCAAAGGTGCTGAAATCGAAAAGTAATGAGTAAATTTGCATAAATAATTACAGATGGCAGTTTTCAATAAATTCAACTCATTCGTGGAAGCAGTAGCCGAAGGCACCCATAACTTGGGAAGCAATCAGCTAACCATTGCACTATCTAACGTAGCACCTGTTGCCGGTAATAGTGTACTTGCGGACATTACGCAAATCACCTACACGAACCTTTCAACCCGTAACCTTACCACTACTTCATCCTCGCAGACAGGAGGACTTTATAAGTTAGTGGTGGCCGATACTACCCTGACATCAACGGGTGGACCGACCGGTCCTTTCCGCTATGTGGTTGTGTATAATTCCACGGCTGCAGGTGGGCCGCTTATGGGGTGGTTTGATTACGGCAGCAGTATCACACTACTCGCAGGTGAATCTTTAACGGTTGATTTTGACCAAACTAATGGACTTTTAACACTTCAATAATGGCAGATAACGTAGGATATACACCGGGGTCGGGAGAGGTAATCGCCACAGATGACATTGGTGGAGTGCAATTCCAACGAGTAAAACCTGTGTGGGGTGTTGATGGGGTGGCACAGGATGTTAACAATAACACACCACTCCCCGTAACGGGCGCACAGGAACTCATGGAAGCTATCGAAGCAATGCGGATGGCTATTCATGCACTCACTCGGACTATAGGACTTGCACAGGTTAACCCGCTCACAGGCCGTATGCTTGTGGATCCTTCCGGTGTTACTTCCCCTGTATCTGGTACGGTAACTGCGAATCAGGGAGGTACATGGAATATAACCAACCTTGCCACAATAGGCGGTGTAGCTGCTAACTCACAGGTGCAATCATTTGAGAGAATGACCGCTGATAATTTAAGAAGAAACATAACTGTAACATAATATGCCAACTACAAACGGAAATAGACAAATATTAGACCTTAAGAGATGGGAACAAGTAACCCCTGCACCTTCCGCATCAGCAGCAGGTGCTTTCATTGCATCTTCTCGCCACTTTAAGCAGAATCAGTTGTATGTGAATGGTACAACTTCTGCATGGCTTTACAACCCCAATGAGGATGGATGGGCGCAGTTGCCTTCCCCTGCACTTGCAGGTACTTTAGCAGCAGGGGCATCCGCTACCGCAGGCGCATGGTCAACAGGTACAACGATTGGGGCATCGCTGACCGCCACCGCAGGTACTACCTCTACAATCACAACCAACCAAACTATAGCCCGGTCACTTGCAGGTTATTCGGTTCACATCCTTGCCGGCCCGAATGCAGGGGTAACGCTTCAAATACTTTCTAATACCATTGGAACTAACGCTATACTGACAGTTGCTACACAGGCATCCGCTTTTTCCGCATCAACCGTTTACCGCCTTTGCACTCCGGTATGGTATGTACTTGGCTCGGGAACTTTGGCAGCAGGTTCATTTCGAAAGTATGACTATGCAACAAATACATGGACTACCTTAACTATTACGGGTTTAGCCGCTTCCCTCGCTACAGATGGCAAGTTAATAGCAACTCCTTCATGGTATGACCAAGATTATGTGCCATTTGCTTCCGGCACTGCCACATCAGCAACGGCTACCACTTTGGTCCATACCGGTAAGACATGGACTGCATCCCAATGGATTAACTCACAGGTTAGAATCGTTAGTGGAACAGGTGCAGGGCAAATTCGTACAATTACGGCGAACACAACCGACACGCTCACCGTTGCAACATGGACTACAACACCGGATGCAACATCTGTGTATCAGATTAGCGGAAATGATAACTTCCTGTATTACATGGGGAATAACGCAGTAACCCTATACCGATATGATATTGCTGCAAATACATGGTCAACACTTTCACCGGCAGCAGCAAGGGCAGCAGCACCCGGAGCAGGAATGTCAGGGCATTGGATATGGGGTGTAAGTGCAACTGCATGGAATAATGAATCCGCTATAATCAACGGGCGCAGAATCTACTCCTTTAGAGGTGGTGCAGGTGCCGTACTTGATTACTATGACATTGCCGCCAACACTTGGGTATCGGGTGTAACGTATGCTCCTGCAACGGAAACCTTTACCACAGGTACAAAATATGCCTACTATGGTGATTTTATATACATGCAAAAGGATGCCACGAATAGATGGTTTAAG